ACTATCAATAACTATCAGATAATTAACGAGGCAATAGTAGAACTTGAGGGAGATACCTCTAAGACTAATGATGCACTTAATACATTGAATCCTGCAGTAGCTGCTAAGGTCCTAGAAAATATGTCTAAGAATGAGATAAGAGCTTTAGCATCTTTACCTCCATTGAATGATACACCAACACCAACAATCTGATGCTATACTTTATAACAGAAACTTATCTAAAGAATAATACACCCATCACAGCTAATGTAGATGTCAATAATGTTACTCCATACCTAGCTACTCAAGCTCAGCTAAGAATTATGCCTATCTTAGGTACTACATTCTATAATGACTTGCTAACTAAGTACAATGATCAGACTTTAGATCCTGATGAAGAGACTCTAGTTACATTCATTCAGCCTATTATAGCATGGAGAGCAGCAGAAGATGCTGTATTTGGTCTTAGTCTACAGCTAAAGAATAAAGGATTGCAAACTCAGTTCGGAGATAACAGTGCATCTGTAGATAGAGGTACTATAGCATTTAGTATGGAACACTATGCACAAAAGGCTGCATTCTTTGAGCAAAGATTAATCAGATACCTACTTAAGAACAGAGCTTTATATCCAATATTCACCGGTACAACTAACCGAGATACTGACTTAAGACCTATGATAGATGGCTGTAGCTGTTTATCTAATGGATTGCTAGAGTGCAATGGTCTATGTGGAGGAGCAGGGAATAATGGCTATAACAATTCAATCTTAATAATATGAAGCACTCAGAAGTCTTATCAATTATAGTATTCAGTTTAGGATACTTAACAGGCATATCATTACTATTTGAGCCTGCTATATATCTTAAGCTAATGGGAGCTAGTATAATAGGATATCTTACTTTTATTCTAGCATTACAAATGGAAGGAGAGGAATGAAAGCACAACTATCACTACTACTAATATCAATACAATCAGAACTTTTGACTCTTATATCTATTTGCTTTGCATTCTTTTTACCAATAAGTGGCATCTTGTTAATGATTGGAGTATTAATTATTATAGATACTTTTACAGGTATTTGGAAAGCTAAGAAATTAGGGGAGAAAATAACTAGCAGAAAGCTCTCATCTATAATCAGCAAGCTAGCACTCTATGAGCTTACTGTGATAATGTTCTTTTTGATAGATAAATTCATACTAAATGATATCATTCTTACATTCTTTAGTGTACCATTTATGCTCACTAAAGTAGTGGCATTGGTCCTAGCTAGTATAGAGGTGATGTCAATCAATGAGAATTATAAAGTAATTTCTACTAAAAACTTAGACCTTTGGCAAAGTGCTAAGGCATTATTTGCTAGAGCTAAGGATATTAAAGAGGACCTAAACAAACTGAAATGACTAGATGGGAACTTACATCTAAATATGGTACTGCTAATGTAACAGGTGCAGGATACTTAGTGAAGATTAAGCTACCTTATCCAATGCGTATTGCTTGGGACTTAGACAGCACTGTCAATACTATGATGTGCCATAAGTTAGTGGCTGATAACTTTACAGCTGTATTCAATGAGCTTTTAGCTACCTATGGCTATGATAAGATTAAGGAGTTAGGGATTGATTTATTCGGTGGATGTTTCAACTATAGAAAGATGAGAGGAGGTACAGCACTATCCATGCACTCATGGGGGATAGCAATAGACTTAGATCCTGCTAGAAATCTACTCAAAGAATCAGCGAAAACTGCAAGATTTGCTAGACCTGATTATAAGGCAATGATAGATATATTCTATAAGCATGGATTTATATCTTTGGGTAGAGAAAAGAATTATGATTGGATGCACTTTGAAATAAAAGAATGATGAGATACTTAGCCATAATCCTACTACTCAGCAGCTGCTCTGCTCAATACCATCTTAATAAGGCAATTAAGAAAGGATATACCTGTGAAGAGACAGGAGATACTATTCGTATTACAACTTTAGATTCTATCCCTGTTATTATTCATGATAGCATAGTATGGGAGAAATTCATCACTACTAAAGATACTATTATAAAGTATAATACAGTCTATGTACCTAAGACTAGACTAGATAAGAAAATAGAATATAGACTAAAAGTAAAAACTATCTACAAAGATCGTATTGTAGAGAAAGCTAAAGCTAAGGCTACACAACCTAGACCTAGAGGCAATCTTAACCTGTTATTTGTAGGAGTAGGCATAGGTCTACTATTATCATATCTCTTTAAATTTGCTAGAGAGAGATATTTGTTCTAAGTTTACACCATCTATGGTAAGAAAAAGACTGTTTTTTGACATTGAGACATCATTCAATGTTGGTATATTTTGGAGATCAGGATATAATCTCACAATCAATCCAGGTGACATCATTCATGAGAGAGCTATTATCTGCATCTGCTATAAATGGGAGTCAGAGGATGATGTACAATTCCTAACATGGGATAAAAAGCAATCTGATAAGGCAATGATTAAAGCATTCATCAAAGTTATGGCTCAAGCTGATGAGATTGTGGCTCATAATGGGGATAAATTTGACCTTAAATGGCTACGCACAAGAGCCATAATACATGGACTTGATGTTATGCCCTCACCTAAGACTATAGATACTCTTAAATGGGCTAGAAAGTACTTTAATTTTAACTCAAATAAACTAGACTATATAGCTAAGTATTTAGGAGTAGGTCAAAAGATGGATACAGGAGGACTAGACCTGTGGAAAGATATAGTATTTAAGAAAGATCAGCAAGCTATGAATAAGATGGTAGCATATTGTAAGATGGATGTCACTGTACTAGAAGCTGTATTCAATAAGCTCAATTCTTATGCAGCTCCTGCTACTCATTATGCTGTAATGGAGGGAGATGAGAAGTTCTGCTGTCCTGAATGCACTAACTATAATGTAAGACATAATAAACAGGTAGTAACTGCAGCAGGGACTATTCACTATTGGATGTTGTGTAATGATTGCAGAAAGCACTATAAAATAAATAATAAAACTTATACAGAATTTTTGAAATTCAAATATAAGCACTAACTTAGCACTTGTTTCCATGTTAAAGAAAGCAGTTGTAAGCTACCCAGCACGCAGCTGCTTTTTTACTTTACATATAATGCTAAATAAAGTTTACAAATAACGATACTTTTGTAAGATATGCTTTACATAATTCCGATTATCATGTAATTCCAAAGTAATACTTTAGATTATGTCCCGTTTTTTACAAAATAAATTGGACTTTTTAAGCCTATAACCTTAATAATAGCAAAGGCTTTAAGGGTTTTACCTTTACTCTAATACATTATTAGGTAAAAATTACCCTTGTTATATGTTTTACCTTTAAATAAGGGTGCAATTTGCCCCTATCCTTATTTAGAATGAATATAAATTACACTTTTTTATTGCAGTTATAAAACTTTATACTATCTTTGGCGTATAGTTATCAACAATTAAAACTTTTACACATGGACAAAGAACAAATTATGACAATCATTCTAGCTGAGGAGGTATCACTGTATGATCAGGCTAAAGAAAGTGCAGAGGCTTTTGGTAGAAAAGATGAAGCTACTATAAGAGCTTACGCTCAATGGTATGCAATTATTAACCTAATAGATAGAATCAATGAAGAGACTAATTAAATACTTTACTCCTGTAGGAGCTGAAGAGAAAGCATTTGCTATAGCTATGCTTATTGTTACAACTGTAACATTATCAATCTTATTTTTATTCACTTTTTTAGAACTTATATTATGAACTTTATAGACCTATACAAAAGAAACAATACTTATTTTTCTAATTGGACCACTGACTATGATAGCACTGTATATATAGCAGGTACTATTGAGCCATTTACCTACAATGCTACAGAGACTGATGATGGAGATATGTCCCTGTTTATTCTAAGTGATGTAAATCTTAACCTACTTAAATCTAAGCTATGACAATCAACGCAATTATAAAGTATTGGACTAGCAGGAGAACAGCAGAAGAGATAAGAGGTGGATTTAATCTGCCTCTTTACCTCAGGTATTTACAAGTCATAAACAATAAAAGCAATGACTGAGTTTACACAGCTAGCTATTGAGGTACAAAATGCTATAGCTAATGGTGAATATACTCACCAAAAATACCTACGATTCAGAGAGTGGTACTTTCAGAACTATGAGGGTAGTAAGAGGAATGCAAATAGAGATTTTGCAATGTTTGATTTAATGTATGGCTTAGATGTGCCAATTAAAAATAATGACAATGAAGACATATAAAGTAGTATTCAAGACCTTTGACTATTGGAATGGTCCTGTAAAATTAGTGACTAGGATAGTGGAGGCATATGATGCTGATCATGTTAAGCAGCTCATACAAAAGAATGATGACTTAATTATATTGATTGAAGAGGTATGAATGACATCATAAGAGAAAGATATCCATTTGAGCCTACTAAAAAGATAGCAGATGACTTAGGACTTAGTGAGTCATCAGTTTATAATAGAGCTTTTGCTATGGGTATTAAGAAAGATCCTGTTTATCTTCGGTCTACTCAATTCCCTCTAGGATATCTAGGTGGTAAAGCTACACAATTTCAGAAAGGTAGTGTACCTCCGAACAAAGGACAAAAAATGTCCAAAGAAGTTTATCAGAAATGTGCTAGGACTATGTTTAAGAAAGGCACTGTACCTCCTAATACTCAGCCTATAGGTACTATCCATCAGAGAAGAGATACAGGAGGTAAGATGTATCAGTATATTAAGCTAGCAGATTGTAAGTGGCAGCTGCTGAACAGGTATACTTGGGAGATGCACAATGGACCAATTCCTAAGGGGATGGTGGTAGTGTATAAGGATGGTAATTATCTAAATAATGATATTAACAATCTGCTAATGATAACTAAGAAAGAAAATATGGCTAGAAATACCATACAAAGATTGCCTAAAGAGCTTCAGCAGGTGATGAGATTAAAATGTAAACTAATAAAAAAAATAAATAACAATGGCACACAACAAACTAAGTGATCTAAGAGATCACATCTTCATGGCTCTCGAGAGATTGAGCGATGAAACATTAACAACAGACCAGGTGAATGTAGAGGTAGATAAAGCTAAGGCAATATCTCAGCTTGCAGGAACTCTAATCCAATCTGCTAAGGTAGAGATAGATTTCATTAATGCTACAGGTGTATTGGAGTCACAATCTGATCTATTTAAGTCAGTAACTCAAACTAAATTATTATGACAAAAAAACAAGCACACATAATATTATATACGCTTTGGGAAAA